ACAAAACCCTATCAAAATATCAAACTCACCAACCAAATAAGACAAACGCTATCCGGAACAGAAAGAACAATTATATCATCAGATCAAAGTGATGAAATAGCAATGGAGGGTCTTGTAGTTTGGATGTTTGAAAAGCTAGGTATAAACAAAAAACGCCCTGTTATTTGCGATACAAATAGACCTATGAAGATTGCAGCATTAAGGAGAAAAGGATATACCGCTGAGGGAGCAAATAAAGTGAAAGGGTCTATTAACGATGGTATTTCATTATTAGAAAACTTAAAAGTACACTACACAAAGTCAAGTGTAAATATAAAGTATGAGCAGGAAAACTACTCTCGTAAAACAGACCGTTATGGAATAGTACAAGAAGAAGCGGAGGACATGGATAACCATAGTATTGACGCGACTAGGTACATTGCATTATATCTACAAATTAAGGGAGTTATCAAATTGTCATAAAAAAACCCATTTGTAAAACTGGGTCAAAAAGAGCGTTCTGTTTATTCCGCTGTTTTTATTGCTTATTAAGTCCTAATAATTCCTCAGCTTGTTGTCTAGTATATCCAACTGAAACAAGTCTTTCAATTGCTTCAGATTTAGATTTTGCCTCGTTCGCTTTATCCGTTTCATTTTCTTGTAAAGCTGGGATATGTGAATAGTCTAACTCGACATAAATGCCTTTTTCAAATAGATTCAATCCATCATTCAGAGCATAACAGAACATTTCAGAGAATGGAATGATACAATCTTGATAAGCTGATTTAACCCCGTTCTCTTGGTTACTGAATGTAGATTGTTTTTCAGCACTAAACAGATTCTCATTAAGTCCAATTGAATCAATTACCCTACGCATTAAATGATTTATTGTTTCGTATGCTAATTGGTCCTTAATAGGATAGGCTAAATGATCGTATTTGATTGGTGAGTTTGATATTTTGATAGGGTTTTGTCCGTCAAAAATACCATGTGTTTCGGTAAATTGCTTCTCTAAATCTAATCTTTCTTCATCTGTCATTGTTTTTGTTCCGATACTATCCGAACCAGTTGAAGAAATTACACCTAAAGCACCTTTTTTAGTAGCGTTTACATTTAAGAAACCATACATTGCGCGACCATTTGATACAGGCATATTCAAAGCGTTCAACATTGAAATACCTTTTATACCATCTTTCGAGTAATTTTTAACAGTTATAACCTCATCAGTATCGAACTTTTGACCTGTTGTTTTAATCTTGTAAGATTCAATTATTTCGCTTAGTTCAGTAGCTTCATATTTAACCCCTGTTGTATTTATAATTATTTCAGAGTTTGGTAGGTTTACAAGCGTTTGAGGTTGCTCGCTAAGTGTAGACGGTTGGTTTTTGTAAATATACGAAGCCCCATAGATTGAGTAATTAACAACTATGTCAATTAGCCATTCATTTCTATTCATCATTGGGTTAGGTTTTTCTAATAGCTTTAAAAGAGGATGATTTTCAATTACTTCTCCCGTTTTATAATCCTTAACTACAAACAATCCATTTGAGAACATAGCCGCCTTTTTCATTATAGGGATGTATATCTCAGGCGTTGTAATAAACAGGTTAAACTCATTGTTATCTATTGTTTCATAAACTGCGTGTCTACCTTGCAATAGATTTTGAAACCAATAAGCTGAATTGATAGGTAACATTCTTGTGAATCGGTCTGTTCCTTGCTGAAACAATCTACTTATGCCCTCGCTAATAGAAATAAATGGGTTCATATAAAATATATTTTAGACAAATATAGTTTATTTAACATAATATTGTAAATTTGGGACAAATCTATTTAACATAATTATGGATAGTACCGTAAAAATAGACTGCGAAACGATTAAGAAATTGAAAGCAGACAAGGAAAAGCAAGTAAAAACAAACGAAATCGTCAAGAAATGACAATAGAAGAGGTTGTAAAAAACAAGGTTGAGTTGATGAATATCAAGAAACTAGCTATAAAACATAGTGACGGAGTTTCTAACCAACCTATAAAAACAAATTCAGAACTTGTAAAGGCTATCCAATTACCAAACGAGGACGATAATGCAATTCAGAAAGTTATAGCAAATACATACTATTGGATGGATTCACATTACGATGTTCATGTTAAAGGTATTTTCACTAAGTCAATTAAGGAAAATGCAAATAAGATTTACCATTTAGATAACCACGATTCTAGTAATGGGTTCAGATCAAAGGTAGGTAATGTAAAATCCATTGTAGAACAACCTATTCCATGGTCATCTTTAGGAGTTAATAAGTCAGGTGAAACAATCGCTTTAATTGGATCAACAGAACTTATTGAAGATTATAATTGTCAGGTTTTCGATGCTTATAACAAAGGCGAAATAGATCAACATTCAGTCGGAATGATCTATGTTGATATGGTTCTTGCGGTAAATTCACCTGAGTATGTTGAAGAGTTTAAGGTTTGGAATGAGATATTCCCTTTATTGGGTAATCAGTCAGAAGCTACAAAGGTTGGTTATTTTTGGGTGATTAAACAAGCCAAGTTAAAAGAATTTAGTTGTGTATTGTGGGATGGGTCAAACTCATTGACTCCTGCAATAAAAACAGATATTGAGCCGTCAAAAGACACTCATAAAGAAGAGCCGGAAAAATCCACTCAAAAAGCAAATATCAATCATTTATTAATTTAATTGTAAAAAAATGTTTACGTACAAAAGTTTAGAAGAAGTTTCTAAAATGTCAATCGAAGAGCAACAAGCTTACATGACAGAGAAAGAAGCGCATGAGGCAGGACTTCGCAAAAAAGAGATCGAAGATGCTATCGCAAAGGCACAAGAATCAAATGTGTCAAAAGAAGATTTAGCTGCATTGGTAGCAAAACAATCTGAAATCATTAAGGAAATCGAGCGTTTGGCTTTGGAAGCAAAGAAAAACAACGAGCCGAAAGAGCAAAAGAAAGGTTTTGCATCACTTCGCGAGGCGTTGAAATCAGCATTTGAGGGTGCTAAAGAATCAATGCAAAAAGCAATCAACGGTGAGCAAACAAGTGCTATAAAGGTAGCTGTTACAATGCAAGTTGATAACACTATCGGAGCAGGAACAACTCAAGTGACTATCACTGATAACACTGGGGTTATTTCACCTATTCGCAAGCGTGAGTTAACGTACTTGGCTAGCGTATCTGTTGGGCGTACAAACGGAAACCGTGCATTATGGATTGAAGAGTTTGACGAACAAGGAACTCCGATCATGTTAGGTGAAGGCGACACTAAAACTCAGTTATCAGTTAGCTACGAAGAGAAAACGGCAAACGTTAAAAAGATTGCTGTTTATGGTAAAGTAACTACTGAAATGATGGCAGATTTACCGCAATTGATATCTTACATTGAGAATAATTTAATGAAGAGAATGGATATTGCATTGGAAAATCAGTTGTTTAACGGTGATAACCTTGGCGATAATCTTAACGGAGCGTTTACTTTAGCTACTGCGTTTAGTTCTGGTACATTAGCGGCTACTATTAACAACGCAAACGATTACGATGTTATCGAAGCTGTTGCATTGCAGACTCAATTAGCATTCGGAGTTCCTAACGCAATTTATGTAAATCCTGCGGTTGTTTCACGTATGAAATTGACTAAAGATTCAACAGGTCAATATATTATGCCTCCTTTTGCTGCGCTTGATGGAACTGTAGTTAGTGGAATTAGAGTTGTTGCAAACACTGGTATTGCATTAGATTCATTCTTAGTAGGTGATTTTAGCAAAGCAGGTGTTCGTTTCAAAGAGGGATTGACAATCAACGTAGGTTACGAAAATGATGACTTTACAAAAAACCTTGTTACTATTCTTGCTGAAGCTCGTTTGGTTCAAAGAGTAAAATCAAATCATTACGGTGCATTTGTTAAAGGTGTTCTTTCAACTGCAATTACTGCATTGACAAAAGCATAATAAATGCAAGTAAAATTGTTAAAAGATTGGGCGGGTTATAAAAAATCCGCCTTAATTGAAATAAACGATAAGGACGCTTTAGATAAAGGATTTAAGATAAAACTTTTTGAAGAAGTGAAAGAGATTAAACCAATTAAAAAATAAAAAATGCAAATAGTAAATAGCACATTTTTCAATAATCAGAATTATATTCATATTCCTTTAGCTAATATAGACCCGTCAAGCACGCCAAATAATGCTACTGAATTGGATTATCTTTGTATAAAATTGGAACGTGAAATATTACTAAATGCATTAGGTTTAAGTCTTTACAATGAAATTAAAGCGATTACTGATATTAATACAGCAGACGAAAAGTTTAAGAAACTGATTCAAGGCGACGAATACGATGGTAAAATATGGTTAGGTTTAGATAATGATGATTCATTAATAGCTAACTACATTTATCAAGAGTTCGTTACTCAAACAGATATAAGACTTTCGTCAACTGGAGCAAAAAAAGTAAATCCTGAAAATGCAATAAACCAAACTCCAAAGTATTTAATTGCCGGAGCAAATCAAAACTTTATTAAACAATATCAAGGCGAGTATTTAATTGAACCTTATATTTATGATAATTTTATTGATTGGTACGGTTGTAATAATGCAGAAAAAAGCCTTTACGGTTACTTAATGGATAAGCAATCTGATTTTACAAATTGGAAACCTGAGTATTTTAAAGTTTACGAAACTAAAAATAGCTTTGGTATATGATAGTTTTTGAAGAAAAAGTAAGAGAATTAATTGCATTAATGCCACAATGGAACGGAACACACAAAGTCCGTTATGATTGGGGTACAATTGATGTACTAAACAAATTTCTACTTCTTAAAGAAAGTACTTCAAAATACCCGCTTATTTGGTTAGTTACTTCAAAAGATACTGATGATTTGCTTAGAAATAGAGTAACAAGAAATGCACGATTTGTAATTGCCACACGTTCAAACGATGTCGATGCTTTTAATGCAACACAATACCAAACAGATTATATAAATATCCTTATACCCGTTTACAACAACTTTATAACCTTGCTTAATAGTTCTGGAATATCCAAAATTATTGATAGTAAAATAGAAAAGGAATTAAAGCCAAATTACAGCGTAAACGATAACGGTAAAGGATTAATAACTATTTGGAATGCAATTGTGTTAGATTTAGAAATTGAGTTGACTACGGGTTGTATAAAAGAAAATATTAAATTTTAAGCTATGGCTGAAAAAGAAAAAACAAAAATGTTTAAGGTAATTAAAGAATTTACCTTAGATAAACTTTATAAAATTAACTCTAATATTGAGTTGTTAGATAAAAAAACAATAGAAAAATTAATCTCTAATAAATTTATAAAATAATGAGTTTACAGACACAAATAAACACAGTTAATTGTGGAGCTAATGGTGTTTTAGGCACTGGTTTAGCAGGTTGCAGAATGGACAGAAAGCGTGTAACTGCTTTAGGTTTGGTTCAAAAAGGATATAAGTTTAACCTTGAAATTACAAAGGAATATCTTAGAACTTTACAACAAGACGGTATTTTAATCATGTTGCAAGGAGTTGTTTCGTTTGAGGACAATACAGCAGATGATAACATTATTACTCGTGCAGGTTCAGGTATTAAGGTAGTAGCTGGTAAGAATCCTTACGAACATACAGTTACATTTGATAACGGTATCAATTTCCATAAAGCACTTACTTCGTTAAGCGGATTCAATGCTTATGATTTAGTTCTTTTCGATGTTGATAATTCTATGTTTTTTACCGTAACAAAAGCAGGCGAACCAAAAGGATTTACTCTTGGAATGTTTGAAAATGGTAAATACATGGGAGCAAATGGAACAGATGCTTCAAGTCAAACAGTTATATTGCAATTGACTGAAAGAGCCGAAATCGACGAGCGTATGTCATGGATTGAAAATAACGAACTTGACTTCTCTTACGGAGAATTAACAGGTGTTAATGAAGTTATTGCAAGTGTTAATCCTATTGTAACAGCTTCGACTTCTATCGTAGTTTCTATGCTTTTACAGGATAAAACGCATTCAGTTGAGGGATTAGTAACTGGTGACTTCTTAGTTACTCGTAATGGTGTTGCAATTACTCCAAGTGCTTGTATTTATAGCGAAACGACAAAAAAATATACACTAACCGTAACAGCTAACACAACCGCTGATATTGTCGAAGTGTCTTTAAGCGGTATTGTATTGACTTTGGCAGATGTATTGTACAAATCAAACGTTGCTACTGCGGTTGTAACAGCATCGTAATTTAATAATAAAGTAGAATTAAACCCGTTGCATATTGTAACGGGTTTTTTTGTATATTTGCTTTATGCCAATAACCGTAAACGATTATATTAAAAAATGTAACTTTGTATTATCTAATATATTAGATGAGCAAGAGCGTATCGTTTTGGCTAATGAAAATAAAATAGTTAGTTTAAATGTTGATGCTTTTCAGAGTGGTATGGGTTCGGATGATAAGCAATTGAAAAATAATAATGATTTATTTAAAGGAGTTTATAGTTTATCAACTCAATTATTAAACCCCGAAAAAACAGCAGGAAGTAATTATACATTTTTAGAAACGGGTAATTTTATTTCTAATTTACAAGTTAATTTATTTCCTGATTTAACAAAGTTTGATATATTTAGCACAGGAACGGGAAGCAATGAAAAGTCTATATTTTTTGCTGGATATACTAATTTATTCGGATTAGATAGTAATAATCAGGAAATAGTTAATTATCAAATTGTATATCCTGAACTAATGAATTATATAAAAAGATATTTATGAAAACACTTGATAAAGAAGATTTATGGTTAATTATTGATATTATCGAAAGACTATCAAACGAATTAGGAGCATTAGACAATGATGAAGCTGAATTAAGGGATAAAATAAAAGATATTTATAATGAAACAAATTAATCCACAATATTACGATAGCATCGATATTTTACCACTTTATAACTTCGATAAATATAAAACTACAACTGATTTAAATTGGTTTATTTTGGGTTATGATGGCAGGCAAAAAAAAGAAAAGAACGAAACTTTATTACCTATCGAAAAAATAATATTAGACGAATATTTTAAAGCAATTGATGACCGTTCATTTACTAATAGATTACAAAAGTGGTGTGAAATTGAAACTTTAAAGTTAAAATATAATACGGTTAAATCTTTAATAAGTAGGATGTGGTTAGGCTTCGGAAACGACCAAATGGAAACACGTTTATTATTTATAAAAGAACTTGCAAGGCATGGTTTTAAAATGTCAGAGATTAACACAATTGATGGCGATGCTTCGGAGTTAAATAGGCTAAATATTGGATGCGAGGGAATTAAAACACGTATTTCTTTAATTGAAATAGAATTAAAAAAAGATGCTAATATTGAAAGCGCAAGTTTAGCAAAACAGTTACAAATAGCAACAATAGGACTACAATATCCTTATAGACTAAATCCAAAAGAAATAACAGTTTCGGAATGGATTGAAATAACAAAATTATTAGAAGAAAAAGCAAAACAAAATTAAAATGGCAAATAGTGTAGATTTAGTAATTGGAAGTGAAGCGATAAAGCAAGTTGAAAACCTTATTTCAAAATTAAGTTTAGCCGATGCTGAATTGTTGAAAATTTCGCAAAGTGCTTCGGGTGCAAGTAAAGGTATAAGCGGAATTTCTACTCCTACTGGTTTGGATAAAGCAGTTACGAATACAAGTGCTTTGAATGCTCAATTAGAGAAACAAAACGCAATAATCAATAAGTTACACGCTGATATTGCTAAAAGAGCTGAACAAAGCAGATTGTCTGAAATTAAACTGCAACAAGCAAGAGAAAAAGCATTTGATTCATTTGAAAGAAATGCACAAAAAGAAGCTTCTTTAAACGCAAAAAATGAAACTGCTTACCAAAGAATACAAAATAGTGTAAATATATTAACAAAAACTTATCAGGATTTAGCTATAAGGAAACAACTTAACGGAACTCTTACTGATAAAGAAGAAAAGCAATTAATATCTTTATCTTCAAGAATTAATATGTATCAAAAAGCATTATTAACAGTTGATTCACAAATTGGCAAAAACCAAAGAAATGTAGGTAACTATGCAAGCGGATTTAATTCATTAGGCAATTCAATTAATCAATTGACACGTGAAGCTCCTGCATTTGCAAATAGTGTGAATACTGGATTCATGGCATTATCAAATAACTTTCCTGCTTTATTTGACGCTATTAACGGTATTCGTGATAAAAATAAAATGTTAGTTGCTGAGGGAAAACCAACAGTTAGTGTTTTAAAATCTATTGCTGGAGCATTATTAGGATGGCAAACACTTTTAAGTATTGGAGTTACTTTATTAACTATTTACGGAGGTAAAATAATAGATTATGTTTTTGGACTTAACGAAGCGCAAAAAGCACAAAAGGCACTTAATGAAGAAATGTCAATTTCTAAAAATACTATTACTTCTGAAATAGCGCAATTACAATCATTAACGTCAATTGTTTTAGACCATAATGAAAGTTCAATTAATAGAAAATTA